CGAGCCCCCATTTAACGGTAATGTATTACGGAAAACTCTACTCAGAGAGAGAAGGCGAACTACAATTGACAAACAGAGAATTGATAGCTATCATCAAAGAAACCAAATACACCCAAGATCACGTCCAGCAGATGATCCAAGATCTGGATGATGCTTTAGTGTATACCAAGATGCTTTTTGATGACCATGACATGTGGTTGCTGCTCAACAAAATAGGAGCCATAAGTGATCAGTGGGATATGGGATCAGAGAGTGCAATATGGGAGAGTTTAAGGCATTACAAAGCAACTCTGCTATGTGCTCTAACCCATATTAACACTGGTTTCTCCATACACTTGATAGAAGGAACAGATTCCAATGGGATTCGGAAGATAGGCGACATTGATCTACTATTGAGCAAGGATCAGGATCTTTATCTCATAGATGTGACTGTGGGGTACAAAGAAATCAGTGATGAATTGAGGAAGAGAAAGGAGGAGATCTTGTCATCATATTTCCTAGATTTGGAAGTGACCCCCTATACCAAAGTGGTGTTCTTCAAGAAGAGCGAGGTGGCTATAAGGGAGAAGGCCAGACTCCATTCATTTGTCCCTGCGGGTGATTCTCACATGGAAAAATCCATGATCTTGGCCAACAAACTAGTCTCATATGTGCACAATGAGGGTACTAAGGAATTCATGGACAGGTTGATAGATCAGCTTTCTTCCAATCTCAAGGACAGTCTGATAAAATTCAAAAATATCAAAACCGGACCCAAGGTGAAAGAGCTGAATCTATCGCTGGATATGATTTCCTCTAATAATGCTCAAGTGGCTAGTAGATTCTCTGAAGTTTATGGATCTCTAAATGCGGACACCAGAACAAAGCTTGGTTGGGACAAGCAAGAATATAGATCAGACCGGCCCTTCTTTGATATCACTCCTCTTCACCCAAGCAGGAAAGCCTTCAGATCTTTGGAGTCAAAATTAGAACATCTCTGGTCTGAGGGTTGCAGGAGTGAAATCTTGCGAGGCATATTGAAGAGCAAAGAGACCAAGCAGAGTGTACCTTTGGCCAGGGCTTACTATGGACTAGACTTACTGTGGGATAGTTCGACCGAAACCATAGCTCTGACGGGCTCTGACATGCATGCTAAGATGATGGGCTTTAAAACTACTTACGATTCCTCAGGGTATATTTCACAGGAGGTTGCATGGGAAGACTGCGAGGAGTGGTTGATGGAAACTGGGACCAATTGTAAAGCTCAAAGCATGACTGAGAAGCTATTGGAATTTGTCGAGGATGGCACTAGCATAGAGCGGGATATGAAGATGATGATGACTAAGACGAATGATGAAATAAAGAAGACCAGATTGGGCATGATAATTTCGTTGATGGAAGAGATAGCAGTCTCTTGCAAGTTGTCACAAAAGAAGACCAAGCATGTCAGAAAAAGAGGTGCTCTAAAGAAGAACCATTGGATCTTGTCTGTGTCGAGCTTGGATGGCTTTGAAGGTGTGATCGTGAATGGCCTGCAGTCAGAAATAGAGAGCAACAGAACTTATAGTGTTATTGGCTTATTTGAGACAACTGATATGTCGGTTAGCAGACCAGTCATGGACTGTCAGACGCCTTGGTTTAACATGAGCAAGGCCAAATGTGATTGGGATGTAACACTTTTTTCCAAATACATGTCATTGGCTTCAATGTTGCTAGATACCGAACGCTGCAACACTGGGAGTTGCCATATCAAGAATCATCTATTCAATCTGTCTTTGTTGACCATTAACTCATCAGGCTTTTCTCAGGCAGCCGAAACTGTGAGATACTTATTTAACAATGTCACCGGGATAGCTCAAGGCTCTGGCCAGCTCTGGGAAAAAATAAACTGGTTTGAAACTAGGTCTCCCCTACAAGCGCTCTACATGAATAGGTTAAGAAAGATGAGCACTCTCATAGAATTCTGGAAAAGTGATAGAAGATTGGGAGAGCTGATAGGCACGTTTCAAGCATCGAACAAAGACAGAACTTCGGAATGGAAAATAGCTATGCCACATCAGTCTGAGAGTATGCCTAGTGTTCAGAGCATATACAATGGCTTTTATATAGCTAGGTATCTGAACATCAAGAGGAGCAACGATTATGTAGCCAATGCCCTGGTGATTCTGAAAACTCTTAAGACTCGAGAACTTTACCTGCTAAATAGGCTTGACTACTCTGATGACATAGAGTCCTTTGACCGTGATCCTGTAGGCACATTCCTTAGTAGAATGAATGTGGCTAACTGTGATCTCTTCAGACCAAATCTTTTTGTGCACACGTTGGCAGCTTGGTATAACACCATGAGGGTTTTTGGGTCACTGGAGTTCTGTGTGGACACCATGAGATGGGGTCAACTTTATGCTAACATGGACATAACCGAGGTCATAAATGCTAGAGCTTCCATGACTTACCCAGCTGGCAGCAAAATGAAGAGCAGACAAGAAACAGTCGAAAGAAGGGGAAAGAAAGTCATCTTGAGTTACAATCAAAATTCAGTCTGTTATAGAGAGATGACCACATTTATGACTGACATGAAGGTGGGTAGAGATTTTGCTAAAGAAGAACCAACTGACTTATCTTTGAGTCTGTTCCCGAAATGCAAAGCTAACCCTAGTCATTATGTGCTTGGTATACTCGGCAAGTCTTTAGAGCCTAGGGCCAGGATGTTTGCCAAGGATCAGATAGGACCAAGGGAGATAGCAGTCTTGAATGCACCACTGAAGGTTGTGTCTTATTTCATAGAAGAACATGGCCGCAGGATCCGGGATCTGGAGCATGCCTCTGGCTATAAAGAAAACTTGATAGAGATAAAGGACAAGGATCTGATAATGAGGAAACTTTTTAGAGAAGGTGTGAAACATAGAAGAAATGGTGGGAAGACCATAAACGATTCAGCTGACTGCTCTTGATGGGGGCCATCAAAGCTAATGTGCACACTCTACATCAGTCTAGCCATGAGAATGCACAAGGATGATAGAACCAAAGTCCTGCTCAATTGTTTCAAATTCTTCACTAGAAAAGAGTTCAAGTTGCCTGAGTCTATTGGGGAAAATTCTAGTCCTATAATAAGAGAGATGCAAAGTCAAATAAAGAAACACTCGGACAATATGGGTTTTTTGAAAATCAATGAGGGTATATTCCAAGGAGTCCTGGGATGCACTACTAGTGTGGAAGGTAATGATTCTCTAGCTCTCAGCAGTCATATTATTGAGAAACTGGAAAAGTCGAAGAAAATGAGGGTGCAGTGGAGATTAACTTCTGATGACTATTATCGATTGATCACTTATGAGGATGAATCACCTAAAGTTCACAAGGTGGGTGGTATGGTAGTTTCAATAGTAGAGAAGGTGGGTCTAGCATCCGGGATAAAAAGGAATATGGTTAAGAGCACCCTGTCGGAGAGAGTTGGGGAACTGGGTTCAATATTCCACACTGATGAAGGAACTTTCAATCCAGATGTGAAGAGTAGATTGAGCTACATTGATTATCCCAATGACCCGTCTCCATTTGAGTCCACTTCCTTTTCTTATCTCAGAGCAATAGCCTACCTGCAAACAGAGGGTTCCGCAGTGGGGTCAGCATGGATCTGTGTGAACAACTTAAGACTTCTGATGAGATACAATCAGATGCAGAACCTGCTCTATGAGAAGGGATTAGATCTTACTAGAGTGCCTTATGAATTGGGAGGCCTGAGCAAAATAGCTCCCTGGAGGGATCTTTGCAACACTTCTCTTTGGAGACTAAGAAACAACTACTCTCTAGGGGACACAGCGACTGCTCTGAGCTTACTACAAGACACAAATGGGGATATTGATATGTCTGATTTGGACTCAGATCCAGCTTACAAAAAGTTGAAGGAGATGAAGGAACAGGTGATATCATTTTCCAGATCTGGCTTGGTCAATCTCAGTGTTAGACCCAACAAGAGAACTAGGCTGTATGATGAATTCTGCAGCAAACTGCCTGAGGAGGATTTGATCTCTTTATGCATGCCCTACACTAGGAGAAACCTTATAAAGACAGTGATAGATAATGTGAGACGAGAGAGATCAGAGGGTTGGGCAGGCGAGAGCTCAGATTTGTTATTTGTGCCAACTGTGCCCAACGATTTAAAGTGTTTTGCCGTGAGGTCCAGATTACTGAGGAGATTCTTGGGCAATCGAGTTTCTAGGAACGATCTATTTGGAGCCCAGGCCAGCTGGTTTGATTACATACACAAGGCTCCTAAAGCTATCTTGTCCCCTTCTTTCCAGGAGATCTGCTCCAATTATGACTCAAGATTTGATCAAACAAACTTGGCACTCAGCTCTATATCCTTGAACAGTGTGGTTCCTTGCAACAGATATCCTGTCTTAACCAGAGATAGAACTCATTTCGCCTCTAGAGGTACTGTAGACTCATTGATGAAGTCCTTTGACGAGCACTATAAACCCAAAAGCTTAGGTGGGACAACCGATCTGAAAGCCTTCGACTTTATAACCACTAGAGAGGTGGTGAAAATAAGACTCCAAGACATCTGCGAGAACAGAGTGCAGGTGAGGCTCACAGAGAAGACACAAGATGATAGCCAGCTCCCTATGATAATTAGAATTATTAGGAGCAATATTATGGAGAGCTCCAGAGCTGAATTGACTGTAGTGAAGGAAAGCATGCCCAAGTTCTCCTTGTTTCAACTAAGATTGTTCTTGAAAAGTCTCAGAGAGAAGAGATTTGTAGAATCAGCTGCAAAACGAGATAGCCCTGTAAAAAAGATAGTCAGGGTTGTGCTAGACCCTTTTTCTAGGGATTGGTCAGAATACGATGGTGGAGGGAACTACTTCGACATTACAATCCTGGTCAATGCGTTGTTCTATGTCAATGAATTCGACTCTGATTATCAGGTTATACTGAGCTCCATATTCAGGGAGTTATTCAATCAGGTGAAGACTAGACCGATTCTCTTTTTGAAGTCACAGAACATGAGACTACCCCTAGAGGAAACCCGGTTCAGAGGAATGTTGGGTCTCAAGGTCACCTACAGATCAGTCTCCAACCAAAGAGGGGAGAATTCGGTATCAGAATTCATTATAGGGGAGAAAAACTTCATGCATTACATCACCGAATGGAAGGATGAGGTGAACTATGATTTGGGCCCTAGTAAAAGAGATGAGTATCAGGTCAGAAGAGCTCAGATTGTGCAGCCCGTTGTCATCGAGATATACAAGGGTCTGTTGATGCTGAGACTGTCTAGCCCAGATGATTATACTCAGGAGTCATCTTCTCAAAAGTTGAACCCCAACTTGCACTACATCTGTGCATTGGCCCCGTCACCAATAGAAGAGATGCAGACAGTGTATGTGGTGGACAACCTGTTAGTCTATCCCAAATTTTATGAAAGGTCTGGTATGAGATACAACAGCTCAGTGGATGAGTTTTTAGAGTTGACCAGTATGGGTCTAGAGCCTGATGAAAAACCGGAAGTTGTTTTCCAAGTACCTGTTGGGCCTGATGCCGAGGAATATATGGACTTTGGAGAGGTGGGTTACCTGAGAAAAACTGAGCCCGATGAGAAAGCCATGCTAGATTTTTTGGAAGAATTAGAAGGTGAGCCCATAGAGACCGATGAAACTGAAGAGACCACGATAGATCTGGTTCCAAATCAGTACAAGGATCCCTTCGACACTACCATCAGCAGAGAGGTCGTTGGGGCATTCTTGGGTGATTTCCCTCTAACAGAAGTTAAGAACATTAGTGAGCTTAAGAGGGTTTACGAAAAGTTAGGGAAACGCCGGTCGCCAACTCTTAGGGTTTTCAAAATCAAACTGCCTGGCCATTTCACAAAAACTGTGTTCCTAGGTGAATCAGATGACAAAACTGGATTGGACAGCTTATGGGATGAGATCAGCACGATGGAGTTGCAGAAGGCTGAGTTGTCTAAGAGATACTTAAAATGTGTGATAGAGAGAAGCCAAATTGGGTCAATCGATATCAAAAACATCAAGGAATTCGGTTATTTAGATGATTGAGTTAACTTGGTAGTTTATAATTAAAGAGGG